AAGCTTGGCTCTAAATCAGCCGGGTATGCTGCGGACAACATCAGAAACCTTGGCAGTGCCTTGAAAGAGGTAATGACAACATTATCTAACGCACCGAGAGTCAGCAACAACATTATTCAAATGACTAATGCACTTGCTAATCTGTCGCAACAAGGCGCAAAAGTCGGCTCGGCTAGCAGGTCACTTGTAACAGGCTTTTCAAACACAACTAAGTCGATTAAGAGTACAAGAAGCGGATTCAGGGGCTTAGCTTCAACTATCGGTAAGTTTTACGCAACTTATTGGATGGTTATGCGAGCTGTCGGGAAAATAGGCAGTGCAGTTGATTTAGCGAGCCAATTAACAGAGGTTCAAAACGTAGTAGATACCACGTTTGGCGATATGGCAAGCAAAGTTGATGATTTTACAAAAACATCAATTCAAGACTTTGGAATGTCAGAACTGACAGTTAAGCAAATATCAAGCCGTTTCCAAGCGTTAGGTACTTCTATAGGCATTTCGTCAGAACAAGTGGCAAATGGTACAGCTGTGGCAAATAAAGCTCTTATGAGCCAAAATAACACACTATACAAGACTACAGACAGCATGGCTGATATGTCGCTTAATCTTACAAAATTAGCGGGCGATATGGCTTCATTCTACGATGTAGACCAAGCTGATGTTGCAAAGAGCTTACAATCCATTTTCACAGGAACAATCGCACCATTAAGGAGATACGGACTTGATTTAACACAAGCCACACTTTCAGAGTGGGCTATGAAAAACGGACTTGACGCAAATATCAAGTCAATGACGCAAGCTGAAAAGGTATTGCTAAGATATAATTATGTCATGGCAAATACGCAAGCTGCGCAAGGAGACTTCGCCAAGACAGCCGATAAACGAAACGTTAGTTTCATGTGTCGCGCAGCATAGTAATATGCTGATGAAAAATCGAGCAAAGTCGGTGAAAACTAAGTTGATTTAGACAACATACTTTGATATAATATGTTCGAGGTGATTTAATGAGAACGTATTATATCTATAAGGCTACAAATAAAGTAAACGGAAAATTATATATCGGACAAACAGTAAACTATCACGCTAGGGTTCAACAACATTTAAGGTGTTCGCCAAAAGAGGATTGCTTATTTCACAGAGCAATTGAAAAGTATGGCAAGGACAACTTTGAATGGGAAGTGATTGATAAATGCAATAGTTCACAGAAAGCATTGCGACTTGAAAGATTTTATATATCTTTGTATAACACATACAGAGATGGATATAATGAGAATAAAGGCGGTGTCGGTGGACATAATGCAAGAGCTGTCGTAAGGCTGGATAAAGACGGAACATTTATAGAAAGATACGATAGCGCGATGGAAGCCGACAAATATGGCTTTGGTAATACTGATGTATTATTATGTTGTAAGAATAAAATGCTGACATGTAAAGGCTATCAATTCATGTTTGAAGATGAATATAAAGCTAATGGAGCTAAGACATATGTAAAGCCAAAACCTATTAATCAGAGAAAAGTCATTCAATGTGACTTAAAAGGCAATTATATCAAAGAATTTGATAGCATAGCACAGGCTTCAACCGAAACAGGAACAAACAGGACAACACTGATAGGGCATGTATACTAAACTAAAAAAGGGTAGGAAAATAGCTCAAATTGATATAAAGACAAATAAAGTAGTCAAAGAGTATGACAGAATATCTGACGCTGGCAAAGCGTTGGGAGTCAATTACAAGGCTATACACAAAGTAGTTGATAAACCCAACAGAACAGCATATGGGTATAAATGGATAAGTCAATAAGTCAATACCGAGGTAATCAATCAGATAGCGAAAGGCTGATTGACACTGTAACGCGTAGGAAGTGAATAAATATAATCTTCCCAAGAGTGCTCGACAACCATAAGACGTAGAAATGCGTCTTATTTTTGTGGTTGAAAATGTACGCTGAACTTATAGGAAACTATAAGAAGTAGAGGATAAAAAGCCTTTACGATAACAAATTGACATGGGCGAATAGTATAAGAGTCCTTAAGCAAGAGTTTCAAGCATGGGGCAGTATCATAGGTAGCGTAATAATCAATGCTTTAAAGCCGTTTGTTCAAGCCTTAAGTAAAGTAATGCTCAAGGTTATTAGCTTCACAAGAACTGTAGCTGACGCACTCGGAGCAATCTTCGGATGGACTATCGAAATAAGCGGTGGCGGTGCTACTGTTGACGGCATGGAGGACATAGCTGGCGGAGTAGGCGATATTGGTGATAACGCTGATAGTTCCAACAAGAAAGCGCAAAAACTGAAAAAGACATTGCTTAGCATAGACGAGATACACGCACTTGACGATAACAGCGACAGTGGCAGTGGTGGCGGTTCAGGCAGTGGCGGTTCAGGCGGCGGTGGAGCTGGCAGTGGTGTTAATAGCTCGCTGAAAAAGACCGATGGATTGCTCGAAAAATACAAATCATCAATCAAGGATTTATACTCACTCGGAAAGTACATCGGTGACGCTCTTGCGAGTGCTATGGAGAGCATTGATTGGAAGAAGATTTATCAGAAAGCTGACAATTTCGGAAAAGGACTTGCAGACTTTCTTAACGGCTTAATCAGCCCAAGACTCTTTTATGATTTGGGTGCAACAATAGCCGGTTCACTAAACACAGCTTTGCATTTTCTCAATTCATTCGGTACAACATTCGACTGGACTAATTTTGGCTTGTCGATTGCTAACGGCATTAATGGATTTTTTGAGAATTTTGATTTTGCGTTACTAGCAAAAACTATTAACGCATGGGTACAAGGAATATACACCATGCTAACCACGGCAATTAAAAATGTGTCGTGGAAAGACGTACTAAAAGGAATTACGGACTTTTTAAGCAATTTGGACATCAAAACTGTTGAGATAATAGTTGGCACATTGCTGATAAAAAAGATAATTTCGCTAAAATTAGGTTCAGTGGCACTCGCTTTTATTGGAAAATCATTATCAAAAGCGATAGCACAGGCAATAGCTTCAAAAATTGGATTTGAGCTTGTAGAAGGAGCCGGCATTGGAACGGCAATAATGCAAGCATTTAAAACGATTTTCGCCTCATTGTCAACTAATCTTGGATTGCTCATAGAGGGATTATTTAGTGGCTTAAGCTTGGGTGATGCAATAACAGCCGCATTCGGAACAGGGGCAGTAGACCTATTAGCAACAATTGGTTCTGCTTTTTCGGCAATAGCCGGAACAATTTTATCTATTGTAAATTTTGTCAAAATGTTAAAAGACGGATTTAGTTGGATAAATGAAATTCTAATGGTAATAGGTGTTGCATTAGCCACAATCGGAGCAATATTAGCTGGTGTGGCAGCATTGCCGGCGGTAATTGTTGGAGCAATAGTGGCGGCAGTATCAACAATCGTTGTTTTAGTAAAAGATAATTGGAACACAATTTGTGAACTATTTTCAACGGTTGGCGATTGGTTCAATGAAAATGTCATTGAGCCTGTAGTTTCATTTTTTAAAGATATGTGGAAAACCATAAGTGGCTTTTTCGGTTCTTTATGGAAAGACATAGTAACTGTGTGGCAAGGAGCTTCGAAATGGTTTAGTTCCACAGTAATTGAGCCGATAGTTGGCTTTTTTAAAGGCTTTGCTACACGAGCACAACAGATTTTTCAAGGTGTTTGGATAATAATTCAAGCAATTTGGATAGTAGCTTCAAGCTGGTTTAATAATAATGTAATTACTCCAATTTCAAATCTGTTTAATTTTTTAAAAACGCTTATACAGACAACGATACAGACAGCAAAAGATTTTGTATTTTCAACATGGCAAGGGGTGGCAAGTTGGTTTAGCGGTACAGTAATACAACCGATTTCAAACTTTTTTAATATGTTGAAAGCTGGCATAACATCGGCACTTAGCGTAGCAAAGAACTTTGTTATATCTACTTGGCAAAGCGTGGCGGGTTGGTTTAATGGCAATGTTATTTCGCCTATCACGAACTGCTTTAATATTATGAAAAACGGAATTACAAACGCGTTTAATTATGTGTGGAGTTCAATAAGAGGCGGTGTCACAGGGGCTATGAACTACGTTATATCAAAAATAGAGAATGGGGTTAATTTTGTTGTCAGTGGAATTAACTCTTTATTAAGAGGATTTAACAAAGTTGTTTCTATGGCTGCTAAGGTGGCTGGTGCAAATTGGAGCGGAGTATCGTTAGTCCCGAAAGTACATATTCCAAGGCTTGCTAGTGGTGGAATTTTCCCAAGGGGAGAGGACGGCATGGCTTTCATTAATCACAATGAGTTAGTCGGTAAATTCTCAAACGGCAAAAACGTAGTTGCAAACAACCAACAAATCACCGAGGGAATTAAACAGGCTGTCATGGAAGGAATGGCACAAGTAATGATGAACTATAATGCCGGCGGAAACTCTGCACCTGTCATTGAAAATGTGTTTAAGTGCGACAGTGAAACGCTCTATCGCATGACACAAGTAGGCAAGGCAAAGCACGGACAACGATATATTGTAGCAAATGAATTTGGCTAAGACACTCACCCTTGCGTGGGTGTCTTTTTACGAGGTAACAATATGGCAATGATGTTAGTAGATGGAGTGGCATTACCCACTCCATCAACTTTTGAATGGGGCATGATTGATGTGTCTGCAAGCGACAGTGGGCGAACACAGGACGCTCAAATGCATAAAAACAGAATAGCACAGAAACGACAGCTTAAATTGTCATGGAGTGGTACAGACACAGCTAGGACAGCAAGGATACTTCAAATGGTAAACCCCGAATATATCAGAGTAACATATCCTGACGCTATGAGTGGCACTGATGAAACACGTACATTCTATGTAGGTGATAGAAGCGCACCTATCAAGATATGGACTATCAACAATAAGAGGTATGAGACATTGAGTTTCGACCTCATAGAAGTATAAGGCGGTGATTTAATGCTTAACGTATCGGCTAAATGGCAAAGGGCAGTAATGCTCGATAATGATATAAACGTAAATTGCTTTGCTGACATAGTTACGGCAAGCGGTGAAAAAATCCCTATTAGTGATAGTGAACTGTGGGCGAACGGCTTCGAAGTCAATGACTCAACATCGAGCAATGGCACTTTCACAATCGGGGCTTTGGTCGCCGGAAAACTGAAAATTAAGCTGAATAACATTTATGAAGATTACAGTAAGTATGATTTTGATAAGGCAAGCGTAACAGCATATGTTTCAAAAAGCTTTTCTGATGGCACAAGTGAAAAACTAAAAATTGGTGAGTATAGAGTCAGCGAAACAAGCTATGACGGCTCACTCATAACGCTTACTTGCCTTGACAATATTAATAATTTCAATCGTGAGTATGACAGCAATTTAAGCTACCCTACGACAGCGTATGAGGTAGTCAGAGACGCTTGCATTAAGTGCGATGTACCTTTTACTATGGCAAGATTTGACAACTCTGATTACGTGATTAACGAGATACCAAGCGATAATCAAAAACTCACATATGGACAGGTGATAGCTTACATCTTACAGTTGAGCGGATTATGGGGCAAGTGCGGTCACGATGGCGAATTGCTTATCGGATGGTATGATATGAGCCAGTTTGGGAGCCAAAATTACAATGGTGGAACTTTTAGCACGAAAACTACACCATACTCTGACGGAGATAGTGTTGATGGTGGAACATTTAAGTATTCTGACGGAGATAGTGCCGATGGCGGAACATTTACAGAAACAAGAAATTACCACAATATTTACACGCAAAAAGACTTGAATGTTGCGACTGATGATGTTGTTATCACCGGGGTAAAGGTAACAGTAACCTCAAAAGAGGATAAGGCGAAAGATGTTAATACACTTGCCGGAAAAGAGGGATATGTAGTCTCAATCTCTGATAATCCGTTTATTCCGGCAGACAAGGCGCAGACAGTTGCAAACTATATCTTCAAAAAAATCGGTGGCATGAGGTTCAGACCGCTTGATGCCACACTCTTGTCAAACCCACTGATTGAGAGCGGAGATGTGGCGCTTGTGACTGACCGCAAGCAGAATACCTATAGCTGTTTTATTTCTAACCGAACATTTACAGTTGGAAGCGGCACAAAAATTTCATGTGATGCCGAAAACGCTTCAAGAAATAGTGCTGACAAATTCAGTAATGAGACAAAGGCTGTCGTACAGGCTAGGAAAGTTGCACAGGCACAACTAAGTGTATATGACAAGCAAATGCAATTACTGACACAGCTAATGTCTCAATCGCTCGGACTTTTTAAGACTGAACAGGTGCAAGAGGATGGCTCGATTATTTATATTATGCACAACAAATCAGACTTGAAATCGAGTAATATACAGTGGAAAATGACAGCTAATGGAATGGCGGTATCAAGTGACTATGGTAAAACATGGAATGCCGGAATTGATAAAGATGGAAACGCTATTTTCAATATTATGTCGGCTATCGGCATTAATTTTGACTGGGCGCATGGCGGAACACTTACTTTAGGCGGCGAAAACAATGTAAGTGGTATGCAGTATGTTAAGGATGAAAAAGGTAAAATACTTGTCACCCTTGACAATAAAGGCTTGACACTTGATAACAGTGTGAAAATTGCTTGGGATAATGTGGCTGACACTACTGCTAAAGTTACTCAAATTACGAAAGACACTGTTACAAGTAAATATGTGAGCGCACTAGAAATAAGTGCAAATGCTATAAAAACAGGAACATTAACAGGCGTTAAGATACAGTTGCAATCAGCAAACGATACAGGCACATTGAAGATAAGTGTTCCAAAATCAGAACAACTTTTTTCCATAACCGGGTGCAATATATATGGCTATCATCCGAACGGAAAAACAACATTTTTTGCCGGAAATCAAGACGAGGGATTTATAGACTTATATGACTCGGGCGGCGACACAAACTATAAGAAAATGGTAATGCTCAACCCAGGAATGTTTTTTTGCTCAGGCACCAAGAGCAGATTGACAGATACGGAAGATTATGATAAGCGCCTACTATATTGTTATGAAATGCCATCACCAATGTTTGGAGATATTGGAGAAGCAACTTTGGACGAAACAGGCAAGTGCCTAATTTATTTAGATGATATTTTTGCAGAAACAATAGACACCGAGTGCAAGTATCAAGTGTTTTTGCAAAAGTATGGTAAAGGAGATTGCTATATTTTAAATAGAAATTCAGCCTATTTTGAGGTTGAAGGAACTCCTAACTTAAAATTCGGATGGGAAGTTAAAGCAATTCAAAAAGAATATGACACACTAAGGTTTGAACGTTTTAACGTAGAGGAGTACAAAGAAAAGCGAGATAACACGGTAAACAATATTATATCGGAAACAACAGAATACATGGACAATTTGCTATATTCAGCAGAAAGCGAGGTAATTGATTATGATTAATATTAAAGGTTATGCAATAGCACAGGATGGAGCCGTAAAGAGAATGGCAATAACTTATGACGAAATTAACAGTGAGGGCAAAGTTATTAATCCAAATGCGAGGGTAAATCGTGTGGTTGTAGATGATAATGCATTATCAGCGATATTAACGCTTGACGCATATGCAAAAAGTGTAATTGAGAATGAGGTGTAGCTTATGGCAATTCAAATGAGGCGAGGGGCATACTCGGAGTTTGACCCCTTAAAAATGAAAGCCGGAGAATGGGCAGTATCGACCGACTCCGACACAAAAAAACAGCAGATATGGATGTGTTTTGCACCCGGAATAGTTAAGCGAATGGGAACTGTTGAGGATTTTGACACTGAAATTCAAAGACTTATTCAGAATTATCTTGACGGCATGGCTCAATCCGTATCACAAGCTCAAAAATCAGCAGAACTTGCCACAAGCAAAGCTCAAGAATCAGCTAATTCTGCAAGCAATGCTAAAGAAAGCGAAATAAAAGCCAAGGCTTCTGAAACTAATGCTAAGACAAGCGAGACTAGCTCTGCTAAGAGCGAGTCGGAAGCGCAAAAGTACGCAGAACAAGCCAAAGAAATATCTGAGAGCTTAAGTGGAGCATTAAGGCCTCTTGGAACAATTAACTTTGCCGACTTACCGAACACAGCGAATGCTACTTCCGGTGATATGTACAATATAGCCGACCAATTTACTACGACCACAGATTTTAAAGAGGGGGCTGGTAATATAATCCCCTCCGGCAGTAATGTATATCTGACAATCGACAGATATTGGGATGTGTTAGCTGGCACACCGGTTACAGGAGTAAAAGGTGCAAAAGAAGTATATTATCGCAGAGGAAATGTAAACATAACCCCTACCAATATCGGAGCGGTTGCAGAAGATGGAAATATAAGCGATACAACAGTTACTTTTGCCGATGCAACAACTAGAGTAAATCTTGTTTCTGGCGAAAAAGTGTCGGTCGGCTTCAAGAAAATTAAGAAGTGGTTCGCTGATTTGAAAAGCTTTGCTTTTAAAGATTTAGCGAACAATCTCACGACTACTACCACTGGCAGTGCATTAGATGCGAGCCAAGGTAAGATTTTGAATGACAAATATGGTGAATTAAACCAGAGTTTAGGCAATTTAAAGACGGATTTTAAAATTAATTTAGATGGTATAAAAATTAAAGCTGGCACTATAGTAAAAGAAGTGAAATCGGGTAATAATTCATTTGTGTTATTTACCTTAGAACAAGTCAAAAACATGTTTGGGTTAGAAAGTTTCTCTGTTGATGATATTGCTATATTAATAAGTAATGGTGACGGAAAGGCTTTTCCTTCTCACTTAGAAGGTGTAAGTATGTTAAATAATAATTGGTATGTAGTTTTTAAAGATATAGTACAAAGGGATATGAGTTGTAGAGTTCAATATGTAATATTTTATTGGGGGAATTAATTATGTAGTAATATATCTATTCTTTACAATCCCTATTGTCAATATTCGACAAAATAAAACACTTTAAAGTGCTACAGTAATGATGTTCTCAAATAAGAGAACTCTTCAAGTTTCGGTAGGGCGGTGGATTTTTCTGCCGTCCTTATTGACGTTTAAGAACAAATGTTCTATAATTGATGTATCGGAGGTGGCATTGTATGGAATATAAGGATGAAATAATTAAAATGATTGAGGGCTTGGAAGATAAAGACCTGTTATTGTACTTGTACATATTTATTAAAGGAAAAATAGAGGCAGAGTAAAAACTCTGCCTTGTGGTTATATTTTCTTTTCCCAAACGTTACCGCACTTTGAACACACAAACTTTGTTTTGCCGTTCTTGCCTTTAATTCCGGTAGCAGTACCGACAACGGCACCGACAGGTCCGAAGAGACCGCCTACTGTGTTGCCGACAAGTGCTTTACCGAATGAGAATTTTTTCTTGGTATCAACAGGTATGCCAACACCATCACAACCCCATTTAGGACATTTAACAGTTTTACTCATAATAAAATACCACCTTTCTTATTAATTTAATTTATTTTGAGTATTTTTCATACATTACATCTATTAAATTCATAATACTTTCTTGCTCTTTATCAGACAATTTAGATAACTTAAATACATAATCTTTGAGCTTGTTGTCTATATTTGAAAGGTCATAATCTGTATTTGCTTGTTCAAATATAGGGTTAC